TGGCACATCGACGGTGTCGTACACCACGGGTACGACAACCCCGGCCAGCCGTCGTTATGGCGGATTTTCCGTGGTGGGCACCAATAAACAGGTTGGGCAGCTTATTAGCTCCTCGCTGGCCGCTCCACTCGTCCTGACGAAAGACATTACCGCTGATCAGGCAATCACGATCACCATGCAGGTGATCGCAGGATCGGCAGGGTATGCAGTGCTTTACGACGCTTTTTTGAGGGTATCCCGATGAGTATTGAGTATTTTGCAACGCACGCCGAGGCTCAAGCTGCTGCAGATGCGTCTGGCGGAAAAGTGGCGCGCGTGCTGTCGCCAGGTAATCCGTGGGAGGTGAGGTCTGGTTCCGATGCTGTGGCGGATTTGCGCCCGACCGTCAGCAAATGGCAGCTCATCCAGGCCTGCTCCGACGCGGGGATTACCGAGGCGCAGATCGATACGGCTGTTTTGGCACTGACCGCCAAGCGCCAGCGCTTCTGGAAGCACTCGCAGGTGATCGACCGTGATAACCCGTTCTCGTCAGTGCTGCGGACCAACCTGACGCCTGTGCCAACGCCATCCCAGTGGAATGCTATCTTCCTGGCCGCTGCGGCCCTCGATCCGCTGATTGTCTGATTCTGAGGACATCACTATGACACCTTCAAACGTCACAAGACTCACAGGCGCTCTCGCAGAGACGATGGTCTCCACCGTCAGATGCGTGCTCTACGCCATCATTCCTGACGCCACCAGCGTCGGGCTGATCACCGCCAAGGACACGGCAGCTACGGGCAGCGGCAGCGCAGTCAGTATCAGTGCGATCGGCCTGACACAGGGTGGCAAGCAGTTTGGCCCCTGCGGCATTCGCCTGGACGCAGGGCTGTCGATCACCCTCGCCGGCGCGGATACGGTCACTGTGGTCTGGGCACCGCTGTAAGTGATCGGGAAACTGATCATCACCCTCTTCCATGCGCGCACCGCCGCGCATGTGTTGCATCTGCAGGCGAGAAATTACGCCGAGCACATCGCGCTGGCTGAGTTTTACGACGGGATCATTCCCCTGGCCGACGACCTGGCAGAGGCGTACCAGGGCGGCTACGAGCTGATCAAGGACTACCCGCCGAAATACACCCCGTACTCTGACGCTCTCTCACTGATGGAAGATGTGAGGGAGTGCGTGGACGAGTGTTGCGGCGACTGGGATGACGCGGACACCCACCTCAACAACATCGCTGACGAGATTCGGCAGTTGATCGCTTCGACGTCCTACAAGTTGAGATTCCTGTCATGAATTCTTCTCCACCCCCGATCGAATTGGCGCAGTGCAACGAATGCGGCGCACCGGCGGTTCTGCAGTGGGTCGGCGGCGCGCTTTGTGCAGCTCACAGGCACATCTTTTTTGAATCTGGAGGCCAACCGTGCCAATCAACGACGCATTAGCCTCCGAGCAGTGGATAAGGTTTCAGTACCTGCGAGACCGCGGCCACCTGGACTTCATCAATAAAGCGGATCGTTGTGAACGGTTCTTCAAAGGCGAGCAATGGAACACCACTGACCTGAATGCTCTCGAGCTTCAGCGCCGGCCAGCCCTCACGCTGAACAAGATTATCTCCACCCTGGGCACGCTCTTCGGTGAGCAGATTTACAACCGCAACGAGACGATCTTCCGCCCCTCTTCTGGCGCGCTCGAGACGACCGCGGAAATCCTGACCAAGGTGTGGAAGCAGTCCAGTCAGCGCAATCAGCTCCCCTGGGTACGCAGTGAGTTGTTCGCCGACGGCGTCATTCGCAGTCGCGGCTTCATTGACATGCGCCTTGACTTCACCGACTCCATGACCGGTGAGATCAAGATCACGAACATGAACTCCAAGAACGTCGTCATCGACTCGGATGCCGATGAGTACGACCCGGACTCGTGGAACGATATCTTCACCACCAAGTGGGTCACTCCGCAGGACGTGGCGATCCTGTACAACGAGGACGACGCCGAGTACCTGAAGATGTTGGAAGGGAGCGCGTTCCCCTATGGATACGACAGCATCGAGCGGGTACGTGACCGATTTGGCGGCGTACTGCCGCTTGCGGGCTACTACGGCGTTACTGAACCGCATGGTCTCCGACGCAACATTCGGCTACTCGACCGGCAGTACCGCAGGTTGGACAAGCAGTTGCACTTCGTCGACGTTACCACCGGCGACATGCGGCCAATTCCAACTTCTTGGGACCGCAACCGCATCGCCCGGGTCATCGAGAAGGCACAAGGTCGCGTCTCCACCACCAAAAAGCTGGTTAAACGGATACGCTGGACTGTTACCGCGGACAACGTCGTTCTCCACGACGACTGGTCGCCGTACAAGCACTTCACACTTGTCCCGTACTTCCCCTACTTCCGGTACGGCGCGACCATCGGGCTGGTCGAGAACCTGCTTGGCCCGCAAGAGCTGCTGAACAAGGTCTCCAGCCAGGAACTCCACGTCGTGAACACCACGGCGAACTCCGGGTGGAAGCTCAAAGCCGGCAGCTTGCGCAACATGAGCATCGAAGAACTCGAGCAGAAGGGTGCGCAGACCGGCCTCGTCATTGAACTCGACGACATCGCCAACGCCGAGAAGATCCAGCCGAATGCGACCCCGCAGGGTCTGGACCGGATCAGCTACAAGGCAGAGGAGCACATCAAGTCGATCAGCAACATCAGCGACTCGATGATGGGCTTCGACCGCGAGGACGTCGCTGCCAAGGCGATCAGCGCCAAGACCCAGCGCGGCAGCATCAACATGACCAAGGTCATGGACAACCTGGAGCGCACTGACTACATCATCGCGCGCAACTGGCTGGACATGGTCCAGGAGTACATGACCGAGCCGCAGATCCTGCACATCGTCCACGAGGACTTGCATCACTCCAGCGAGCAGATCGAGATCAACACCTACGACGAGGCCACCGGCGAGATCACGAATGATCTGACGCTCGGTGAGTACAGCATCATCGTCACCTCGACGCCGTTCCGTGCCACCCTCGAAGACAGCCAGTTCGAACAGGCGCTGTCGATGCGCGAGAAGGGTGTGCAGGTCTCCGACGAGGTCATCATCGAGAACAGCCGCCTCATGCGCAAGGCCGAGATCGTCAAGGAGATGCAGGCCAAGGCGAACAGCCCCGAAGCGAAGCAGCAGCAGGAACTGCAGATGCGAATGCTCCAGGCCGAGGTCACCGAGAAGGAGGCCCAGGCCGCTCAGAAGCAGGCCGACGCCCAGCTCAAGATGGCCAAGACTCAGGCGGAACTCGCCGGCATCGAGCAGGAGAACGCCCGCCTGGAGATCGATGCTCAGAGCGGCGAGTCGCCGGAGACTGCCCTGGCGGAGATGGAACTTGAAGGTCAGAAGGCCGAGCACGAGATGACGCTCGACGAGCGCAAGTTCGAGCACGAGATGTCAATGAAGGAGCGCGAGATGCAGATGAAGGAACAGATGCATCAGCAGGACGCGCAACTGAAGCTGGACATGCACGAGCACACCAAGCAAATCGCCAGTCAGCAGGCTGAAACCCAGGCTCTGACGGCACAAGCCGATCAAATCAACGCCCAACGCGGGCAAACCTCACCCTCAAGCCGTAAACCCCAAGGAGCAAGTAAATGACCCTCTATCAAAAGCTGTTCGGACTTCAACTCATGGCCCCTGCCGGCGAAGACGGTAGTGGCGGCGGTGGAGGCACGGATAGAGGGGACGACTTCGTGCCCACGGACGACGAGGATGAGGTTGACGTCGTAAATGCCAGCATTGACGAAGCCGAAGAGGTCATCGAGGAGGTCACCAAGCCTCGCGCCCCCGACGGCAAGTTCGCCAAGCGGGAGAAGACTGACGACGAGGTGAAGATTCCGAAGGCCCGCTTCGACAGTGCGGTGGCCAAGGAGCGCGCCCGGGCGGAAGCGGCTGAGCGCCGGTTGGCCGAGATCGACGCGGCTCAAGGGCAAATTCAGCGCAACGTCGACATCTCCAAGGCCGAACAGGACGTCCGGGAACTGCGGGCGCAGGAGCGCAAGGCGCTGCTGCTCGGCGACGAGGACAAGGCAGCGGCGCTGTCGGACCAAGCCGACCGGTTGAACCGGCAGATCGCCATCGCCCAGGCCAAGGACATGTCCGCAGCCGACAAGTCGACGGCGATCGAGACGATGCGAATGGAACTCACCGTCGAGCGCATCCTCGAGCAGTACCCCGCCCTCGACGAGGCGAGCGACGAGTTTGACCAGGACCTGGTCGACGACATCAACGACAAGCAGGCTGGGTTGATCGCTCGCCAGCGCATGACACCGTCGAAGGCTCTGGCCGAGGCGGTGAAGTACGTGATGCGCAACCGCACGGCAGCGCCGGCAGCGGAGAAAGGTGCCGCCCTCGGCGCACCGGTGAAAGGTCGCAAGGAGGCTGCGGTGGCGAAGAACCTCGACGCCGCCCGCCGCCAGCCGGCGAGCACCCGCATGGTCGGCGCAGACAGCGACAAGTTTGGGCAGACCGGCCCGCTCCCCGCCGTCGACGACATGACGTACGAGGAGTTCAACGCCCTGCCCGACAAGACTAAGGCCAAGATGAGAGGAGACTTTGTATGACCTACCTTCCCCACCAGCAACGTGTCGTCGATGAAAAGCGCGAGCTTGACGTGAAGCTCGATGCCTTGCGCATGTTCATATTCCACAACGAGGTCTTCAACACCTTGCCTGCCGAAGATCAGCAGCTCTTGCGTGATCAGCGCATGCTGATGAGTTCGTATTCGCACATTCTCTGCATGCGGATCGATCGGTTCAATTAGCCGTCGACGTGATGATCGAAGACGACGAGGCTGAGTTCCTGATGGGTGCCCGCCGGTCGCAGCACCAGTGCTTAGTGTGATCACACCTCATGTCGATCTGTATCGGCAGGATGCGATTGATGTGCTCCAAGACGCGGCCACGCTGGGCTTTGAATCGGTGGTCGCACTCGGTCTGATGAACGGTGAGGTGTCCATCAGATCGAGTGCGAACGTGTCGAGACTTGAATTGCTTGGGCCAATTGAATTCGCAAAGCAGCATGTGTGCACAGAGGGTTGAACAACTCTTGTTGAAGTCTCTGACGCTCTCTGATAGACTCGCGTCATAGTAATTTAAGGCAGTAAATCCATGACAGGCGGATCGTAGCCTGTCAGCCGGGCCGGCTCCGTGAAAAGTCGTATTCGCATCTTCGTCAGCGACATGGACGAGCGCATAGCACAGCGATCTTGTGCCGGCGAGTCTTACAGACTCTCATGCGAATACGATAGGAGCATCCTACCTTGAGCTATACAAACTTTGCCACGCTCACTTCCGAGCAGAAGACCACCTGGTCAAAAGACCTCTGGGCGCAGGCCCGCAACCAATCCTTCATCAATTCGTTCCTGGGCAAGGACGCGAATTCGATGGTCCAACACATCACCGAACTGAAGAAGTCCGAGAAGGGCGCACGCGCGGTTATCACGCTGCTGACCGACCTCGAGGGTGACGGTATTGCGGGCGACCGCACGCTGGAAGGCAACGAAGAGGCGATGAAGTCCTTCGACCAAGTCATCCGGCTCGACCAGCTTCGCCACGCCAACCGCCACGAAGGTCGCATGGCCGATCAGAAGTCGGTCGTTGCGTTCCGTGAAGAGTCCCGTGACAAGCTGTCCTACTGGCTCAGCGACCGCATCGACCAGCTTGCCTTCCTCTCCCTGGCCGGCATCGACTACAGCAAGCGCAACGCCGGTGGCGTCCGCGTCGGCTCCGACCTGCCGTACCTCGAGTTCAACGCCGACGTCACGGCTCCGAGCACCAAGCGTTACGCCCGCTGGGATTCGGCCTCCACCGCGTCGCTGGTATGGGGCACGGGCTCGTCCGCAGTCACCGCAGCCGACACGCCGTCGTGGAAGATGTTCGTCCAGGCCAAGGCCTACGCCAAGGACAACTACATGCGCGGGCTCAAGAGCAAGGGTGGGGAAGAGGTGTATCACGCCTTCCTGTCGCCGACTGCCATGTCGAAGCTGAAGCTCGACGACACGTATCTGCAGAACCTGCGGTACGCCGTCACGCGCGGTGACGACAACAACCTCTTCACCGGCACCGCCGTGAAGATCGACGGCATCGTCCTGCACGAGTTCCGCCATGTGCCGAACACGCGCCTGGCACCGTCGGGCAGCAAGTACGGCGCGTCGGGCACGATCGACGGTTGCCAGATTCTCTTCTGCGGTGCGCAGGCTCTGGGCATGGCCGACATCGGCAACCCCGAGTGGGTCGAGAAGGGCTTCGACTACGAGAACCAGCAGGGCATCTCGACCGGGAAGATCCTCGGCTTCAAGAAGCCTCAGTTCTACAGCCAGTACAGCGGCGGCACGACCGAAGACTTCGGCGTCCTGTCTCTCTACGTCGCTCAATAAGGAGGCCCTATGGCTATCGCAAAGCGCACTCGTTCCGCCCAGTACGTTCTGGCTGCGGACTTCGTCTTCAACTACAACGACGGCTTCCCGGTCTTGTCGGCGCTGAATTCCGCCAGTCAGGACTCGAACCCTCGCCCGACCATCACCGACTTCGGTTCGAAGGCGCAGCCGACCGGCATGCTCTCCGGCTCGACCTACGTGGCGAACACCAACGCCGCGGCGAACTACTTCGAGATGATCTCGCTTCCGCTCGGCGCGCAAATCGTCGGCGGTGACGTGCAGATCGAAGCCCCGTACGTCGGCCCGGGCACGGTGACGCTCGCCATCGGTGACGCCAACAGTTCCGCCTCGTATTTCACCGCAGCGACTCTGAAGGCGACGGCATTTACCAACCAACCGACCACGCTGACCAACGCGGGCGCTGATCCCCAGATTTGTACGATGGGTAACGCCACCGCCAACGGCGTGACCGCCGTCGGTCAGGTCATCACGGTCTCGGGCTGTACCGGAGC